TAGTTCTGATAATACAACCACACTTTCATCTTTAAGTGCTACAGCATCTGTTGGAGCTTTAGACCCTGCAGATCAATCAATAGGTTTAAGTGGTCTGACAGCTACATCAGCCGTAGGTGCATTATCACCAGCAGATGTAATAGGAATTACAGGTTTAAGTGCTACTACTGCAATTGGATCCGTAACAATTACATCTAATCCAACTTTCCAATTAAGTGGAATTGCAGCTACAAGTGCTCTAGGTTCACTGACAGTTACACCATTAACTCCAGCTGTATTGTCAGGTCAATCGGCTACATCAAGTGTTAATAGTGTAACAACTACTCAATTAACTATTGCAAGTTTAGCAGGATTAGGTCAAATAGCTACTACTTCCGTAGCAGATGAATTAATATTAAGATATTATCAAGAATTATATCCTCGTACGAGTGCTTCATATAGTAATAAGACACCTAGAACTAGCGCCTCATATAGCAAGAAGACACCTAGAACTAGCGCTTCATATACCGATAAAGTAGCTTCATAATTATGTTTGACTTAAAACTAAATAAACAATATAAACCAATTAACTAGGAGATAATTAAAGATGTCATCATCAACATATACACCTCTCGGCGTAGAAAAAATGGCTACTGGCGAAAATGCCGGTACATGGGGAACAAAAACAAATACAAACTTAGAAATTATAGAACAATTTGCTGGTGGATACACTACGCAAGCGGTTACAGATTCTGGGACACCAACAGCTCTTGCTGTATCAGATGGATCTACTGGAGCAACTCTTTCACATAGAGTTATAGAATTTACAGGCTCGATTTCTGGAGCCAGAGTTGTAACAATACCTCTTGATGTTCAAACTTTTTATATTGTTAAAAATTCAACTTCTGGTGCTTATACACTTCAATTTAAATATGTTTCAGGTTCAGGAGGAAGTGTAACTTGGACGGCTGCAGATAAAGGAACTAAAATTATTTATGCAACAGCTAATGATGGAACAAACCCTGATCTTGTAGATATGATGGCTCTTTCATCAGAGATAACTTTAGCTAACAATAATGCATTAAAATTAGGGGACGCAGATACATCAGCATATGTTGGTTTAGATGCACCCTCAACAGTTAGTGGTTCTTACACTATTACATTACCAGGAGCCGTGGCTGGAGGGGCAGATTATGCTCTAACTACAACCGATGGCGCTGGAACTACACAGTGGACAGCAACCTCAACTTTTGGTATAACAACAGGAAAAGCTATTGCAATGGCAATGATTTTCGGGTAAGAAACAAAAAGGAATTAAATTATGGCAAACCCAAATATAGTAGCAGTCGCAACAATCGAAGGTGGTAACCTTGGTTGGAATTTAACAGCTACAACTACTACAACTTTAGTTACTGTTTCAAGTAACTACATAATGAAAATTAATAGAATTACAGTTGCCAACGTTGATGGTACAAACGCAGCAGACGTGACTTTGTCTGTTACAAAAACAAACTACACACCAACTGGTATTACAAACTTTGACACTTCAGGAACATTTCATATAGCAAAAACAGTTTCGGTTCCTGCTGACGCAACGTTAGTTTTATCGGATACACCGATTTATTTAATGGAAGACGATATCTTAAAAGGTGGAGCAAGTGTTGCTTCCGATCTAGACTTATTCATATCATATGAAGTACTAATCGACTAGGAGGTTTAAATTATGGCTCAAGGCAATGGCGGCATAATTGGACCTGTTAAATGTATTAGCACTCCTCAAAGTAGAACAGAAACTTTTACTTCTACAGGAACTTTTAAAAAAACAAATTGTACATCAACTATACCTGAAGTAATGGTAGTCGCTGGTGGTGGTGGCGGTGGCGGTGCAGGTTGCGGTGCTGGCGGTGGTGGAGCTGGCGGTTATAGAACTGCTACTTGTTATGCCATGCCTCCAGGTTGTCAAACAATAACAGTTGGCGGCGGTGGAGCTGGTGGAGCAGCAGCATCCGGTACTCCTAGTATAGGAACTGACGGATGTAATTCTTCTATTTCAGGTGATTTTACATCTGAAGGTGGTGGAGGTGGAGGTGGTTCTCCTACTCCCGGATGTATTGTATCAGGAAGACCAGGTGGGTCTGGTGGTGGTGCATCGTATCCTTCATCGGATGGCGCAGCTGTAGGATCTGGAAACACTCCTCCCACAAGTCCCTCTCAAGGAAATAATGGAGGATTAGGGGCACCCGTTCCTTCAACTCATATTGCTGGTGGTGCAGGCGGTGGAGCTGGTGGAGTTGGTGGTGCTGGTTGCGGAAGTCCTGCCCCTGGTGGAAGAGGTGGAGTAGGTGGTGTAGGTGTTACAAACGATATTACAGGAAGTCCACTTTCTTATGCTGGTGGTGGCGGTGGAGGTAGAGGACCAGCAAACGGTTCTCCATGTGGAACAGGTGGTTCTGGAGGAGACTCAAGTGGATCAAGTCCAGGAAACGACGGAACTGCAGGAACAACTAATAGAGGTGGCGGTGGTGGAGCTGGTTCTGCTGGTGGTGGAGGAGCTGGAGCTAATGGTGGTTCAGGAATTGTAGTTATAAAAGAAACAACACCTAAATGTGCTTCGGGTATTTGGAGTATGAATTCATTATATACTCAAGTTAAAGAAGATAATTGGATTTCAAGAAAAATAACAACAGATTACTTAGTCATGGCTGGTGGTGGAGGTGGTGGTAGATGTGGAAGTTATTTTGGAGGTGGTGGTGGAGCTGGAGGTTATAAAGCTTCTGGTTATGGACCTTCTCCTCTAAGAGGTTCAGCAATAACATTAAGTTTAGGAAGTTATCCAATAACAGTTGGAGCTGGTGGAGCAGCACGAGGCCCTGATGGAGTTGGAAACGCAGGAAATAATTCAACTTTTAGTACTATTACTTCAACAGGTGGTGGTTATGGTGCTGGTGGAGCAAGTGGTCCAACGGCGGTCGCTGGTGGACCCGGTGGATCTGGAGGTGGTGGAACAGGATTAAATTCAGGAACAGGTGGTGCTGGTGGTTCAGGAGTTTCTGGTCAAGGTAGTGCCGGTGGAGTTGGATATGGAGGTTCACCAGGCGGTGGTGGTGGCGGTGGTGGAGTTCTCGCTGTCGGAGCAAATGCTAATCCAGGTGGTGGAGACGGAGGTGCAGGAGCACCTAACGCAATTATAGGTCCAGCTACTACGTATGGTGGTGGCGGTGGTGGAGCTGGAGATGCTGGTGGAGCTGGTGGTGGTGGAGCTGGTGGTGGTGGTACAGGAAGTACTACAAGCCCAGCCACAGTAGGAAACGGAACAGCTAACACTGGAGGTGGCGGTGGTGGACAAGTTGGTGTAGGCCCTGTTTCAGGAGCAGGTGGTTCAGGTATCGTTGTAGTAAGAGCAAATCCAGGTCAAGGAATTTATTTTACAACATGTAGTTCATGTGCACCCGTTATATCAACTGACGGAATTAGTCAAATTGCTCAAATAAAGGCATCAACAAATTTAAACATTAAAGGTACAGGATGTGGTGTAGCATTAGATTATTTAGTAGTAGCTGGTGGTGGAGCTGGTGGTACAAATATGGGAGGTGGTGGAGGTGCTGGTGGATATCGTACGTCTTTCCCAGGTGGTACAAAATTATTTTTAAGTCCAGGACCAAATGCAATTACAGTAGGTGGTGGTGGAGCTTCTAATTATCCTGCTTCAGCGCCGGGTACTGATTCATCAGTTGGTTATATACATGCAACAGGTGGTGGTAATGGTGCAGGAGGTTCACCAAACGCAGGTCAAACAGGAGGTTCGGGTGGTGGTGCTAGTGGACATTCAAGTTTACCAACAACTGCATCAGCAGGAAATGATCCTCCTTTAAGTTCACCAGGTTCATCTGTTCAAGGTTTTGGTGGAGGTGCTTCTTTACCAGGTTGTTCTGCAGCTGGTGGTGGCGGTGGTGCCTCTGCTGCAGGAGGAGCCGCAACTCCTAGTGTAAATGGACCAGGAGGAGCTGGATTACCTAATTCAATTACAGGAAGTGCAGTGTCTTACGCTGGTGGCGGTGGAGGTGGATGTTTTGCACCTTCTCCTAAACCTGCTGGAACTGGAGGAACAAGTCCGGCTGGTGGAACTAGTGGAGGAGCTGGAGGATCTGGACCGTGTACAGCTGCAACTGCTGGTACAGCAAATACTGGTGGTGGCGGTGGAGGTACAGGTACAGCAAGTCCTAGTCCTGTAGTTCAAGTAGGAGATGGTGGATCAGGAATTGTAGTATTAAGAGCACCTGGACCATTAGGACCTACATTTAGTGTAGCACCAGGAACTAACTGTAAATCAACATTACCGGGGCCAGCAGGTGGCTGTACAGTGATGAAATTTACTGTATCTGGTACGTTGACAATAAGTTAAAATTAAAATATAAAATATAAATTTAAGGAGTATAAATATGGCACATTTCGCAGAATTAAAAGAAAAGACGGACCCAACAGGTTTTACGTCGGATACTCACAAAGTAGTAGAAAGAGTAGTTGTTGTAGGCAATGATATTGCTGCAGGCGGCGCAACTCTTGGAGATAATGACATGCATGTTGATGGAGAAACATGGTGTTCAAATTTCTTTAAAGGTGGAAGTTGGAAACAAACTTCTTACAATAATAATTTTAGAAAACAATACGCAGGAAAAGGAATGGTATATGATTCTTCAAAAGATAAATTCATATCTCAGCAACCTTTTGCATCTTGGTCTTTAGATGCAAGCGATGATTGGCAAGCACCAATTACATATCCAACAGTTACAGAAGAAGGTGCTGTTATGTATATGATTTCTTGGAACGAAACAAAATACGACGCTGACAACACTAAAGGTTGGGAAGCAACAAAATCAGACGACAACACGGAAACACCTACAGTTTACGACTGGAATGGCACAGCTTGGGTGTCCGAATAGGAGACTCAAATGGCCAGATCAAATGGCGGTATACTCGGTAAAATTAACCAATCTTCTTTTGGTAAGTGTACTACTACATCTAAAACTTCTACATCTTCATTAACTCTTCAACCAGGAACTAGACAAGTTCAAGCTTTACTTGTTGCTGGAGGTGGAGCAGGAGGAACAGTAGCTGGTGGTGGTGGTGGCGGTGGTGGTTACAGATGTGTTAGTAATATTCAAGTTGCTTCTGGATGCTTATCCGTAACAGTTGGAGCAGGTGGAGCTGGTGCTGGATATAATGCAGCCCCTAATCTAGGAAACGATACATCTATTGCAACAATTTGTGGAGAAACTATTGCAGCAGGTGGTGGTGGTGCTGGTACAACATTAAGTTATAGCGCCCCACAATATGGAGAAGGAGGATCAGGTGGTGGTGGAGCATATAATGCTCAGGTAAACTATTCTGGTAATGTCCCTCCTGTAAGTCCCCCTCAAGGAAACCCTGGTGGACAAGGTGTAAACAATGGACCTGGTCATGCTGGTGGTGGCGGAGGTGGAGCTGGCGGAACAGGCTCTAATGGAAGTATTTCTAAAGGTGGAGATGGAGCAGCTGGTTCAAGTGCTTCACCATTATCAAGTTGTACGTTTTCTGGTGGTGGAGGTGGAGCAGGATCAATTAATGATAACCAAGCCGGTGGATGTGGTGGTGCAGGCGGTGGTGGTAAAGGACAAAGAAATTCTCCTGCAGTAGCAGCAGTAAATGGAACAGCAAATACTGGTGGTGGTGGCGGTGGAAGAGTAAATAATCCTCCCGCTTATCCTGGAACAAGTGGTGGATCAGGAATAGCTGTAATAAAAGAATTAAATAGAGCAAGTGGTGTGTGGTCAATGCAAAGTCAATTTAGTGCCAAGTCTGAAGGAACATGGCCCGTATTTTTATATGATTTAGATTATCTAGTAGTTGCCGGCGGTGGTGCTGGCGGTGGTGGAGCTGGAGGTAATAGAGCAGGTGGTGGAGGTGGAGCTGGTGGTTATCGTGCATCAGGATATGGTCCAAGCCCATTACAAGGTTCATCATTAAAAATTGAAAAAGGAAGTTATTCAATTACAGTAGGGGCTGGTGGATCAGGTGGTGCTGGTGGTCCAAATCAAAGCCCTGGTAATGCTTCAACATTCTCAACTATAACTTCAGCAGGTGGAGGAATGCAAAATACTACAGGTGGTTCTGGTGGTGGTAAACTTTTTACAAGTGGACCCCCAGGTGCAGCTGGTAACACTCCTCCTGTTAGTCCACCGCAAGGTAATGCTGGTGGAGGTGGATTTAATGAAGCTACTGTTCCAGGAGTTTTTGCCGGTGGTGGAGGTGGTGGAGCTACAGCAGCTGGAGGTAACGCTCCTCCAAGTGCAGGCGGAAATGGAGGTGCAGGTGCACCTAATACAATTTTAGGACCAGCTACTACATACGCAGGTGGTGGAGGTGGTGCAGCCCAAGGTGATAACAAAACTGCTTCTGCTGGATCTGGTGGATCCGGTGGTGGAGGTGGAGGTGGTTTATCCGCAACTTCTCCTTCAACAGATCCAGGTTGTAGTGGATCTGCTAATACTGGTGGTGGCGGAGGTGGAGCTGCAAATGACAATGGACCTGGTGGAACAGCAAATTCTGGAAGTGGTGGTTCAGGTATAGTTATTGTTAGAGGACCAAGTGCAGTTACATTCGGTGTGTCTCCAGGAACAAATGCTACATCAACTCACCCAGGTGGTGATAAGTTAGCTACGTTTACAGTTACTGGAACATTGACAGTTTCTTAATAAATGTTATATTAATTGCATAAAGACATATGCAACTTACAAATTATTACTACTATTTTCAATCAGCAGTCCCTTCACGTATCTGTGATGACATTGTTAAGTATGGTAAATCCATACAAGATCAAATGGCAGTTACCGGTGGATATGGTGATAAAAAATTAAATCAAAAAGAAATAAAAGATTTAAAACAAAAAAGAGATTCTAATATTGTTTGGATGAGTGATAGATGGGTATATAAAGAAATACAACCATATATTCATCAAGCAAATAAAGAGGCTGGTTGGAATTTTCAATGGGATTTTTCAGAAGCCTGTCAATTTACTAAATATACTAAAGGTCAATTTTACGATTGGCATTGTGATGGTTGGAATAAACCTTATCAAAGACAGGAAGGCGATCCTTCAAATGGTAAAATTAGAAAGTTATCTGTTACTGTAACTTTATCAGATCCAAAAGATTATAAAGGTGGTGAGTTAGAATTTGATTTTAGAAATGAAGATCCTGATAAAAAACCCAACATTAGAAAGTGTAAAGAAATATTACCTAAAGGATCTTTAGTAGTGTTTCCTGGTTTTGTTTGGCATAGAGTATGTCCAGTTAAAAAAGGAACAAGACATAGTTTAGTTATTTGGAATTTAGGATGGCCATATAAATGAAAAATAAAAAATTAAAACAAAAACAACGAAAACAAAAGAAGACTCAATTAAGTTTTCCCAACCAATTAAATTTAGAGGAATTTTTTAAATGTCCTATATGGTTTGCAGACGCTCCAGAATTTGTTAAAGACTTAAATAAAGCATCTGATAAATACATAGAAGACTCAAAGAAAAATTTAAAAAAAGACATTGATAAAAGAAATAAAGAGTTAGGTGACAAAGGAGATATGGGTCATGTATTTCATTCAACATCTTTAATAGGTGATCCTAATTTTTTACAATTACAAAATTATATAGGTGCAACATCTTATAATTTATTAGGTGAAATGGGTTTTGATTTAAGTGGTTTTGAAGTATTTACTACAGAACTTTGGGTACAGGAATTTGCTAAAAAAGGTGGTGGCCACCATGCTTTACATACTCATTGGAATGGTCACATTTCAGGTTTTTATTTTTTAAAAGCTAGTGAAAAAACTTCTCGACCATTATTTGAAGATCCTCGAGCTGGAAATATGATGAATCTTTTGCCAGAAAAAGATAAAACAAAAGTTACACATGCAAGTTGTCAAATTAATTATAGTGTTAAACCAGGTAGAATAATTT